TGTTGCGAACCAATATCTGTGCTTAGAGGGAAAGGAGGAGCTATTCAGTGAATGAGTTATCCCTATTTTCTGGCTACGGTGGGTTCAGTCTAGGCCTCCACCTGACTCTTTCTTTACCTACTATCATAAGGACGGTGGGTTATGTCGAAATTGACCCCTACTGCCAAGCGGTTATCCAGCAGAGGATACGAGATGGGTTCCTCGATGATGCCCCCATCTTCCCCGATATATGTGCCTTCGACGGTAGCCAGTGTCGAGGAGTGGTGGACATCATTACGGGAGGTTTCCCGTGCCAGCCCCACTCTGTTGCAGGAAGGCAGCAGGGAGAATCGGATAAGCGGAACCTGTGGCCCGACACCCTCAGAGTCATCAGCGAGGTGGGACCGGAGTACGTCCTACTGGAGAACGTCCCGGGCATCCTCTCCCGAGGGTATGGGGGAACCGTGGTCGGGCAGCTTTCCGAAGCGGGGTATGACTGTATCTGGGGAGTTGTATCTGCTGCCGAAACAGGAGCCCCTCATCTCAGGAAGAGGTGGTGGTGTCTGGCCCAGTCCCAGCAGATGGGTGCAGGACGAGAACCTAGAGACCTTAAGGCGGCGCAGGATCAGGGAGAAGGCCAAGGGTCGCAACGGGAATGGTTTCGGTCTAACTCTGGACACAGCAGTCAAGATGTGGACCACTCCCAAAGCCAGAGACTCTCGGAGTCCCGGGGGAGTAGCCGAACACCAACACCACACCCCAGACTTACCAACCCAAGCTGGTGGAAAGCTGAACCCGCAGTGGGTCGAGTGGTTGATGGGGGTGCCCATCGGGTGGACCGACTTAGAACCCTTGGCAACGGGATCGTTCCGTCAGTGGCAGCGAGGTTTCTTGAGGAGAATTTCTAAGGAGGGAGCCCTTGTACCAACGAGCATGGAAGCTACTACTGGAACGCCTAGCCCAGAAGACCAGCTGGGGGCGTAACGAACTCAAAGAACTCATGCTACAATGTCTGATCGACGCTGAGGAAGATCCCCCTCAGTACGTGATGTGTGGTACCTGCGGGTGCATCGGTCTTGTAGGTAACTGCGCCTATTGTGAGGCTAGAACATTCCCACCCCCTGGAGAATTGGAGGTCCAATCTCAAGGAGAGTCACTACGTACCCCTGGGAACGGCCCCCCTACTCCTCATCATCTTAGCAGGCTACATGCAGATGGAGAGAGGCAATAACTACCGGCACATCACATATATCCATAGGAGTCAAAAATGAGTGGGTATTATACCGATAACCATAGCAACGAGTGCGAAAACGCAGAATACTTCTATTGCAAGAAATGCAACGAGCTAGTCCACGATTCTGAAAACAACCAATGCCCAGCCTGTTTAAAATTTATCCCTCGCATGGAAGGTTGTGTTTGCGACATGCTACCAACGCCAGAACCTGGCAAGGAATTGATACGTCGGATGTCCTTTGGATGGCAACATGGTGTCGATCTAATCCTTAGATGAACGAACTATCCTTATTCACAGGGTATGGTGGTTTCAGCCTCGGGTTACGACTTGCAGGACTTGATGTAAGGACGGTGGGCTATGTCGAAATTGACCCCTACTGCCAAGCGGTTATCCAGCAGAGGATACTCGATGGGTTCCTCGATGATGCTCCCATCTTCCCCGATATACGTGCCTTCGACGGCACCCAGTATCGAGGACTGGTTGACATCATTACGGCAGGATTCCCTTGCCAGCCCCACTCAGTCGCAGGGCAACGACGAGGAGCAGAGGATGAACGCAACCTCTGGCCCGATACCCTTAGAATCATTCGGGAAGTGGGACCGAGATTCGCAGTGCTGGAGAACGTACCAGGTCTCCTTGTGGAACCAGGATATGCTGGAACCGTGGTCGGGGAGTTGGCCGAAGCAGGGTACGATTGTATCTGGGACTGCGTATCTGCCGCCGAAGTCGGTGCGCCACACCTTCGTTATAGGTGGTGGTGCCTTGCCTACCCCGCAGGCAGCAGATGCGATGTGCCTTGGACGGCCAGAGGAACAAATGTATCGGACAACGAGTGGGAGAGTACGATTCAAGAGCAATCAAAATGTAGATGGGACGGCGGGCCTCGGGACGATAGCAGCGACCGGGATGTGGCCCACCCCGTCCAACTGGCAACAGGGCGAGAAGGATTTGGAGAAGCTGTTGGAGCGCAGAGCATCCATCCAAGCAACGAAGAAGAACGGGAACGGCTTCGGTCTGACGCTGGATACGGCAGTGAGGCTATGGCCTACACCCGATGCGAACACCAGTACCTACAGCAATGGCAAGAGGGGTATGAATCTACGAGAGACTGTTCAGCATGGGCCGACGCCGCGGGCGCAGGACGGTCCCCACGGGCCAGCAAGGGAGAGTCTGGGGGATGTAGTACGATGGGCAACGCCGAACAGCAGGGACTACAAGGGCGCACCAGGGACGGGCACAACGGAACGGGGAGGCCACCAATCGTCTCTACCAAGGGAGGTTGGTGGGAAACTGAACCCGAGGTGGGTAGAGTGGCTGATGGGGTTACCGATAGGGTGGGTCAATTTAGTGCCCTTGGAAATGGCATCCTACCAAAAGTGGTGGAACGCTTTTTACGACAAGGCGGATGGATATAATGGTTTACCCATATCAGCAACGGAAGATACGAGGCCACCGGATAGATGAGCATCGACGTATGATGCAGGAACACCTTGGGTATACATTGGCTACGAGGTCAGGATTGTCGGCAATCAGGACCCCTTCGGCACCATTGAGAACATTGGAGTTTTCGATGAGCCTGTCTACCTGATACACCGAAAACAGCATCAATAAAATCGTGCGGTAATGGTTTGATAGCAGTAAAGGTTACCTTTTGATCTACCAAAGGTCGCATCACCGATTGCATATCATCGCCTTGAACTTTGTCGGAGCATCCTAAATGTGGACATTCATAAATCACAGCAATCTCGCTTTCCAAAATTATATGCCGAGGTAGGAATAGCATTCTTGCCATTCCAGAAGAATAACGCCGTCAATAGCGCATTGTCTTATATACGCTTCGCCATCTTCAGTAAGGTCATTTCTCAAAAACATTCCGCAACTTTCACTTGGTAAGCGTTTACCGCCATTGTTGGTCTCTCCTCTCCGCCGCCTCATCCTTTGTCTCTTCGCGCAGCCTGGTTCCAAACCCTCCGCACAAAATCACTACTTTCACAGATCACCTTCTAATTCTTTATGAAGCATTATGAACATTCCTCCAGAATGTTTGTCAACACTGTTAGTTTTACAGGCCAATGTTAAGACTGTACCGTCTTGCTGCAATTGATATAATAAATCAACCAGTAACTAGAAGGGGTATCCAATGAGCATTGTCACGGGTATCAAATCCTTCGTTCCATCAATGGTGAATAAGGCATCCCTTGCCTTAGCTACTTCTCCCAATCCTATCCTCCGATCCATACCAGTTCCCATGTCCACCAACATGACGATGAAGATTCCCCCGCGCATGAGGGCCGAGGATTATACAAAAGCCTTCGGTTCGATTGGATGGCTTTATGCCGTAGTGTCCAAGATCGCATCGTCAGTATCAGAAGTTGACTGGCAGTTATACAGCATCCGTAATGGAGAACGCCAGGGCCAGCTTGAATCCCATCCGCTTTTAGAATTGCTGGAAGGTAAGGCCAATCCTTTCCAATCTGGCGATGAAGTACGAGAGCTTCATCAGATGTATATGGATTTACCTGGTGAAAGCTTCTGGATTCTGAACCGTGACAACCGAGGAATCCCAACTGAAATATGGATCGTTCCACCCAGTCGGATGACTGTGGTGCCTTCGCCCACTGATTTTATCGATCACTACGAGTATCGCTTACAGAACTTTCGTCAACGTTTAGAGATCGGACAGGTTATCCATTTCAAGACCCCCAATCCTGTAGATATGTACCGTGGACAGGCTCCCGTAGCTCCGATGGCAACTGAACTAGATACCGAACGGTTTGCGACAGAGTGGAACAGAAATATGCTATTTAACTCTGCGACACCCGAAGGCATCCTAAGAACCAAATCTGGTCGTACCACTCCAGAGCAAAAAGAAGAGATCAAGCAGATGTGGAAACAACAGTACAGCGGCTGGGGTGCTTCCCACTCTATTGCCGTGCTTACTGGTGACCTGGAATATCAGGCCGTTTCGCTAAGTCCGCGTGATATGGATCATCTTAATCTTAGGAAGCTTGGCCGTGACAATATTCTTGGTTTGTACGGCGTTCCTCAACACATTATGGGGCTGTCTGAAAACGTCAATCTTGCCAATGCGCGAGAAGCCGAGAATGTATATGGAAGGCATGTGCTTAGAACAAGGCTTCGACGTATCAGGAACAAGCTCAACATGACTCTGGTGCCTATGTTTGGTGGTAATATTGAACTTGATTTCACCGACCCTGCTCCGCAAAACAGGGTAGAGCAAGTCAACATAGCATCTAGGGAGTTGTCGTCCGGTGCTGTTACCGTGAACGAATATCGCAAGTTATTAGGCTTCGACCAGGTACCAGGAGGCGACGTTTATCTACGTGCTGCTGGACTGATAGAAGTGCCAGTTAACCCAGCGGACCGTCCACCTCCGATGATGGCTATCGGTGAGGACCGGAATGTGTTTGAAGGTGGCATGGTACGCATGATCAACCGCGCTTTGAACGGTGCTGAAGAAACTATTTATCGGCGTTCATCTGATTCTGCGCCAACCAATGATGATGAATCATTGCCGGTGATGCCGAAGAGCCGATACACCACTGAACAGAAGGAAATCATCTGGCATCAATTTGTAACTGATACAGAAGCAATGGAAGCCCCTGTCGTGAAGGTTCTTCAACAGTTGTTCGAAGATCAAGCAGATGATCTGGTTCGACGTATACAAGGCATTGCATCTATTGATGACCTGATCTTTCCATTAGATGAATTTACAGAAATCATGGAAGAAAAGCTTCTCCCCATGCTTATCTTCGTGTTTGAGCAAGGCTTAGATGCTGGTGATGCATTGGTACATCCTGAACAACCACATACGGATGGCATCCGGAAAGTCCAATTAAATGCCACAGCAATGGTTTGGATTAGAAAACATGTTGGGGAAGCTATTGTTGGAATCAATGAGATAACGAGAAAAGCTGTCGTTACTACTTTGTTAGCAGGATTCACCGCAGAAGAAGGTATTCCGGCATTACAATCGAGGATACGTTCCGTCATGTCCGAAGCATCTGTGCGGCGATCACGAAACATTGCCCGTACTGAAGTCATTACGATGTCTAATCGTGGCACCGTTGAGGGATATATCGAATCCGGTGTAGTAGATGGTATGGAATGGCTGACTTCTTTGGATGGACGGCAAGACTCCATCTGTGAAGCTTTGAATGGTGTCGTCGTTGATCTCCATAAGAATTTCCCTGGTGGGTTCAGCCACCCTCCTGCCCATCCTAGTTGTCGGTGTACTGTTGTTCCTGTGATTTTATAATGATAGAATCATCCTGAGATACTGCGTAGAAGCACAGTATCTCCTCCGTTGCAAAGGCTCTCCGGTTGCGCCATACGGAGAGCCTATTTATTGCCTGGACATTTCCCCCATTGACTTGTTGTAAGGCAATTTGCTATTTTTTATACAACTTATACCTCCCTTATTATTGGAGACCCATAGCAGCAGTATCGTAGTCACGGGAGTAACATTAGGAGCTTCCATGATTGAAGCTAATGTGTCGAGCGAGAAGGTTCAGCTCTCTTTTTCCTACAATGTAAAGCAAGAGGGCGAAGAGAAGAACCGAGTGCTTCGTTTTATTGGTTCAGATGAAAGCCAAGACCGTGGCGGTGATCGTATCCTCGCTGAAGGCTGGGAGCTTGACAACTTTATCAAGAACCCAGTGTTTTTGTGGGCGCACGATTACTTCGCACCTCCCATAGGGAAAGCCCAAGTAATCACCTCGGAGAACGGCAAACTTATCTTTGATATCCAGTTTGCCACATCTGCCGAATATGAATTCGCTGACACCATATATAAACTATATAAAGGCGGTTACTTAGCTGCCGTCTCAGTAGGATTCATCCCCAAAGAGTGGAAATTCCTCGACGAAGCTGACAATGACCCCTCCCAATTTTTCATGCCCAAGATATTTCTAAAACAGGAATTGCTAGAGCTTTCCGCAGTGCCTGTTCCTGCCAATGCCAATGCTCTTATGCAAGCTGTTACACTCGGCGCAGTGTCCATTGATGAAGCACAATCTATCAGCAACTATGTGCTGAACCTAGCTGGCCTTTGGACACCGTCCAATAAGGCGTTCTCTTACACTAGCCCTGGCGACATCGATGATCTTGAGCAAAAGGATGCTATCCCTTATAAGAAGCATCCACTGGCTCCCGAAGATGTTGAATGGTCGCAAGGCGATGAAGTGGCTAAGTCTGAGATTGATGAATTAGAGATCATGGCTGTTTATGTTGAAGGGCGAAAACCGCGTAGGAAACGATCCTACCGTGGTATCCATCATGATGCCAGCGACGACCATGCCACCGTTTGGAAAGGCGTTCGGGCAGTTGCTGCTGATATTGCAGGTGGTAAATACGACGACATCTCCGATAACGATCTAATTGAGGTTAAGTCCCATATCGCCAGGCATTACAAGGACTTTGATAAAGGCGCACCACCTTGGGAGCGCAATGGTCAAGAAGAACCCAGCTTGACTGAGTCTTTGGCAACCACGATGGAATCCGTAGTTGAACTCTTGACCCTCACCTCTGTAGAAAACTTGACCCGATACTTACCGAAGTCGATCATGGATAAAATACTGCAAGCACGAACTCTTGCATCTGTTCAAGAAATTAAACAGGCCAAAGACGATGAGCAAATCATAATTGACGAGTTCTTTGCTGAATTGCAGCAAGAAGATAACGGAAATGGCGCAGAAGCCCAAGCTGAAATCGACCAATTTTTTGCCCATTGGGAAGAAGTCGAGTCCGAAGAAGAAGGAGCAGCGGTATGAACATGCAGGCACAATTACCGGAGTCAGTCCGCAGAGCGATCGAGGAGGCCAGTGCCGAAGCGGTAGACAAGGCCAACAAGAACCTCTCCCCGAACGTGGAGCAACAGATCAAGGATGCTTTGGATGCTGCCGGTCAGCGGAGTCGTGAAGAACACGATGATTACCGCAGTGGTCGGCGCGCACCTACTCCAGCCAACGATCCGCTCCAAAGATTTGTTCCTGGCCCTGTTGACCATGCGACCGGTCGTCCGTACGAAAACGGTGACAAGTTTAAATCCTTTGGCGAGTACCTTGTATCGGTTCACAATTCTCAGTTTGGGCGACATGACCCCAGACTTGAAGGAAGCCAGAATATAGGGATTGTGGAAACCAGAGCCACCGGACTCAGCGAAGGGATCGGCGCAGATGGTGGATTCCTTGTCCCTGATGAGTTTCGCGCCCAACTGCTCCAGAATGCTATGGAGGAAGCAGTGGTTCGTCCCAGAGCTACTGTCATCCCAATGGCTGGCGATCTTGTCAAGATTCCCAGGATTGATGAAAGCAGCCGTGCATCCACCGTCTTCGGTGGCGTACAAGCTTACTGGGTAGGCGAAGGCGCAACCCTTACCGCCTCTCAGCCCACTTTGGGATCGGTTGAACTCCGAAGCCGGAAGCTCGTCGGTCTCACTTATTCAACCACTGAACTTTTGCAGGACTCGGCCATTGGGTTGGAAGCTCTACTGTTCCAGCTGTTCGGTCGAGCCATAGGCTGGTTCGAAGATGACGGTTTCCTCTCCGGCAACGGTGCAGGTCAGCCACTCGGTATTCAGAACTCACCTGCCCGTGTCACGGTAGCTAAGGAAACATCTCAGGCTGCTACCACAGTTGTTTATGAGAACGTGGTGAAGATGCGGTCTAGAATCATGCCGACTTCTTATGGTAGGGCTGTATGGGTAGCCAACTCGGATACTATCCCTCAGTTAATGACCATGAACCTAGCCGTTGGTACTGGTGGAGCAGCCATGTGGGTGCAGTCCTCAGTGCCAGACATGCCCGATACCCTACTCGGTAGGCCAATCGTTTACACCGAACATGCCCAGACTCTCGGAACGGCCGGGGACATCATGTTGGCCGACTTTAGCCAGTACCTGATCGGTGACCGAATGGACTTGCGGATCGATTCGTCAATGCACCAGCAGTTCACCACTGACGAGATTTGCTGGAGGTTTGTAAAGCGAGTCGATGGTCAGCCCTGGATGATCTCTGCGCTGACCCCACAAAATGGCAGCAACACTCTCAGCCCCTTCGTAGAGCTTGCAGTCAGGTCTTAAATAACAGAGCCATAGGCTAGGAGATGAGATATGGGACGAGAACTTTCGGAAATAGCGACTTTTGATTTCCTGGAACAAGCCGATATCGGTGGCACCAATGCCCAGAATGCGGGTGGATACCTCACCATGCTCGGTTATGACCGTGTCTTTGCTAAGGTTGAGCTAGGCACCTGGGATTCCGGCGATGACCTGGACGAATGCCGGATTCAGCAAGCTTCAGACTCTTCTGGGACTGGAGTTAAGGATTTCACCACCGATGCCAGTGGCGGTAATTACGATACTGACGCTCCTATCGATGCTGATGGCGATCAGGTAATTATCGAAGCCCGTCAAGAGAAGATGGACGCTGGCAACGATTTCAACCACGTGCGCCTATATGTGGCTGAAGGTGGTAATAGCGGAACAGACAACGTATTCGGTGTCTTTATCCGATACGATTACCACTACCCACACGAACAGCTTGATGGAACTGCATCCGCTGGTAGCATAGTGTACGTGAGACCGTCATAACACTTGACGGATGACGGGATCAAGGTTTGGAAGCTCAACAAAAGGGAGGCTCCTAAAGATCTTCCCACTGAGCTATTTGTACAAGCGGTAGATCATTACGCGGAACAAGATGACCCTCTGGACGGAGTTTACTGGTACGATGAATCGTTTGAGTACCTCACACCGGACGAACTCCAGAGGGTCAAAGCCAAAGCACGAGTCTGGCTTGATGTAACTGGGTCACTCCCAACCAATACCAATGTTTGGTGGGAACTCAGGGTAGCTCGTAGGCACGGTAGGCTTCCCCACAGTAGGACAGCTGCCTACGGCACCATTAATGATTATGATGGTTATACCTGCGGTCATTGCGGTGCCCGTTGGAATGACCGCCCAAGGCGATGTAAATTGTGTGACACAATCATCATAATGCGAGGTGGAATCTAGTTAGTAGATAATCCACCACTCGCAACAAAGGCCAATCCTGAAAAGCGAGGGTAGAAATGCTACGAGCCGGTCTCTCAGGCCCCATTTGGATACGCTCCCTGGTACTCCTATGTTCCCTTTTTGATGTTGTACGTGTATCGCTCAATATGAATTTGGGAAGATTCCCCAATTGGATCAAGCTGTTTTACATACGTGTCCTCTTGTTCCAGTTTGGCGCAATCAGCAATCCCATGTATGCCCAGCAACGCCATCTGAATAGACAGGCAACACGTTTCTGGTATTTCGGTTTACCGTCACGGATGCGCCGACATTACCAGAGTGCGATGCTTGCTCGTAACGGAATCCCGATGGTGGCAGGCGGTGCCACAATAGTCGGTTCCAGAACTGGGTTGTTCTGGAAGCAAGCCCCTGGTCAACTCCCCTCCATTGTTAACGCCAACTATTTCTCCGGCAATGTGTTCTTCGTGGACAGCAACGCTCTAGCAACCGGCACCACTTCGTCATATGGAATGCACCCTGATAAAGCTATTGCAGACGTTGAATCTGCCGAAGCTCTTTGTACTGCTAGTCAAGGCGATGTGATCTTTGTTTTGCCTGGTCATTCTGAAACAATTACCGACGAGACAACAATGGACAGCGCAGGTATCTCGGTTCTTGGCCTTGGGCAAGGGTCGGCTCGTCCTCAGTTTACGCAAGCCGTGGCTGGTGATTGTTTCGCCCTAGATGCTGCCAACGTTGTCCTAGATAATCTCTACTTCAACGAAGCGACGACCGCCCCCGCCTCTGGTGGCGCAACCATTGATATCAACGCTGCAAACTGTAAGGTCTCAAACTGTCACTTTGACATCGGCTCCACGAACTTGGAATCAATTACGATCACAGGTGACGGTGATGGTGCCGAGATTGTTGGTTGCACCTTCGTCGTGACGGCAAATGGTGCCGATGCAGCGATTGAAATCGAAGCCATCGTTACCGAAGTATTAATACACAATTGCCGGTTCTTCGGTGGCACTGACACCAACGGATGGGACACCGGAGCCATTAACTCCGGCGTTGCCCAGACACAATGTGAGGTCGTTGGCAACCGGTTTACTTACGGGCCAGCGATCATCTTCACGGCTGCTGCAACCGGCATGATCGCTTACAACCTAATGGGTGAAGGCACCCTTGCATCGATGCTTGACCCTGGTAGCTGCATGTGTTTTGAGAACTACGAAGCTGATGCTGTAGACCAGTCCGGTCGGTTGATACCCACTACAGTAGCCTCATAAGGAGAAATCTGTGGCTGGAACAGTTACACAAGCTGCAACCAAGCGTGGCCCCGTGGCGGTGGTGGAGTTGAGTTGTACTGGAGATAGCTCGGATGGTTCCGTCCCAAATACTGACATCACCGCCAGGATGAGCGGTAGACTGCTGGCGTTGGAAACAAATCCAGGGTCAACCGCTCCCACGAGTAACTATGACATTACGATAGTAGATGCGAATGGGCATGATGTGCTGGAGGGTGTCGGAGCGAATCGACATACCTCTAGCACGGAAAAGGTAAGTATCGTGTTCTCCGGCACATCTGTTAATCCTCCGGTCGCAGCCGATGATGTGCTGACGTTCAAAGTCGCTAATCAAAATGTTAATAATGCGACATATATAGTCCGAGTTTATGTGCTGGGTAGTCTGGAGGCTTAGTAGATGCGATATATCGAGCATGTTGATACAGGGGAATCGCACGAGACTTTTATCCTGGGTGAGAAGAAGGGTGGAGTGGTATCCACCTATTTCGATGATGATGCCAACAATGTGATTGCTATTACTGACCTTGATGGTGACTCTGCGATCTCCATTGGATTCTCGGCAGATGATATCCCTGCCATAGAGCTATACGGTAGTGCATCTGGATTGCGCTATGCAGGCAACCTCCTAATCAACAATGGCAACGGAATAGTTATTGGACATACCTCGCAAGAAACCATATCTACCCTAGATGGCGCAACAGATTTAGTACCTGAACTACAAGTGCTAGGGACGGCGCAAGCCGATGGGACAATTATGGCGGCGGTCTTTTCTACTACGGCTACCAATGCTGCCGCTCCGATGTTGGCTCTTGTAAAAGGTGGCAATGCCAGTATTGGTAGCCATACCATCGTCACAGACAATGAGGTGCTAGGAGTTGTGGCCGCCTTTGCCGACGATGGAGTAGACCTGGAAACCAATGTTGCTCAGATTGAATTTGTGGTCGACGATTCGTCCATAGCCGCAAATCAAATCGGTGGAGAAATGCTCCTCCGAACATCTACCAGTGGCGGCACGATGACCACAGCCATAACCATTGCTAACGATCAAACAATTACGTCGTCGGGTCTTATCAGCGTAGATGATACGACTGAAAGCACTTCCACCACGACTGGCTCCATCCATACCGACGGCGGTTTAGGGGTAGTAGGCGATATATATGCTGGTGATGACATTTTTCTTACATCGGGCGCAGTCGTCAATTTTGCCTCTGCTGACATAACCATTACTCACGCGTCCAATACTCTGACGTTTGCGGGAGGGGCTTATCAGTTTGATGGCAATGTCGGCATTAATCGTGCTGCTACGACAAACCTGGATGTCTATGTCAATGATACCGGTACTACTGCGGCGATCCAGCCCCTCAAACTGGAGCACTCCTCGACTAACACAGCGACCGATGGTTTCGGAGTTGGACTCAGCTTCGTTCTGGAAAATGAGGGTGGAACAGAGGGCCGGACAGCAGGTCGAAATAACGTTATCTGGACTGATGCCGCGAATGAGGACTCGGCGTTTACATGGTTTTTGCGATCCGGGGGCAGCGTTGGGGAAAAGATGCGTCTCACCGATGTTGGAGGTTTGACGTTTGCTCAAGCATCAACGATTTTGTGTACCTCAGCAACTATGACGTTGGGATCATCGGGACAACAGATTGATGTAGCCAACGGCAGCGTCAAGCTCACTATGGGGACAGCGTCGACATTTGGCACTACGCAGCCGACCAACGCTATCGTGCTGCGCGACGGCACTGCTCCTGCGGGTGCTATTACTAATGCGAGCGGGATATTCTCTGCATCTGGAGTTCTGAAAAAAATTGTCGCTGACGGCACCGTCAGCAATGTGGGGTAAGTAGGATGCAAGCGTTTCAAGAACTTCTGCAACAACCTGTTGCTACAACGTGGTGGCAGCATGGCGATGATCTATGTGATTGTACATTTCACAACATACAGGACTGGACAAATCCCTACCTAGGACAGACCCTTCGTATCCGCATGTGCTGTCTGTTAAGAGACCTTGCGACAATGTTCCCCCAGTATTTCGAAGCGGTTGATGCTTATTTCGACCATAACCGCCAACAACACATTTTCAGCGTTCAGCCCTGGGATAGCGAGGAGCATGATATGCCCCGATATCTATGGTATCGCCAAGTCGCTATCCAAACCGGCGAACCCCTGGCAGTGGTCAGAGCAAGGCTAAAGGATCAAACGCCTCCTTCACGAGTAGCCACCGGCACCGGACGGGAAACGAGAATTCGAACTGAGAGGGGACGCAATGACTATTGAGAATAACGAGTGGACAAGGGTGAGGAAGGTGAAGACCGTAAACGCAGATGAAAGCGTCACAGTCAGTTACGAATTGACGGTTGAATGTGAAGTAGTGGACGCTGCTACGTCACGGAGAGCTACTTCGGTCAGGATTGTGGCATTACCGTTGGCCGATTTTTCTGCTTCTGCCATTGCTGCGCTGGACACTGCGGCTGCCCGATAAGCCATGAAGGTGCTGAAATGAGAGGAGACCATTGAAGTACATAAGATATCACCCAGATTTTTTAGGTGTCGAAGGTTTTCCTATTCGGATTGTAGACCCTGATGCTCGTAAGCAGCGGGAATCTTTAGAAGAAGCCAGAGCTGCTCAATGGCCTCTTGGTGCGAACGTCTACAGCAAAGCCATGATTGAAGAAGCTACCTTCGCTCAAGTTGTAATGTTTCTGATTAATGATGGCTATGGTCATGATATCGATGATAAAGGTAGGCCAAAGCGGATAGAGGGAGCTAGTGGTATGGTATCAGCGGCTTCAGTCATCCGTGCCTTCCAATACACCTTAGCTAATCAGTTGGATTGGGTTGCTCTGGAACAGACCGACTATGACTGGATTGTAGAATGGACAGATAGCCAAGGGCCATTTGCTCTGAGGATGGATATGGCCCTGATTAAAGAACGGTTGCAAGATATCTGCCGAACACCAGATGGCAAGGAAGCCAATCCTCATGATTTGCTATCTAGCATAATTGTCCCAGGATCGAATGGTCATGAACAATCAACGAAAACCCAATCGATCCCCACAGGAGTATTTGTTGGAACGTCCTCCGAATCACAAGATGATAACCAGATCAGTTACCAAAGCAGCACCGGACAAGAAATTACTGACAGGAGATGAACAAGCGGCTATGCTGCGTGATCGATATGGATTATTGCCCTGGAAGGTTGGACCCCATAGAACCAGGAAAGAAATCGAACTTGATGAAAAAGCCTGGGAGGACAACCTGTAGGTGAATTTATACGCCACATTAGATCAAATCAAGGAGAACCTGAGCATCGCTGCCGCTACCACCACGTGGGATGCTCAGCTTCTTCGCCGTCTTGAGGCAGCTAGCCGAGAAGTTGACAGTTATTGTGGAAGACATTTCTACGTTCTTACCGACACCAAGTATTTTGACATTCCTCTGGAGCGTTTCAACAATACCCGCCAACGTCAGGAATTCAGTTTACAGCCCATCATTCGTGACGATACTCGCACTCTGTGGGTGCCGGATATCCTAAGCGTCACCACGATCAAGATGGACTCTAACCAGGATGCAACATACGAAGACACCCTGGCAGCAACTGATTACATTCTTTGGCCCTTTGAAAGTTCCAGGTTCCCTAAACGCGGTGTTCAGATGGATGAACGGCAAGGGGACTATGCTACATTTTCATCTGGTCAGCGTGTCATTGAGATTGCTGCATTGTGGGGTTATGGAACAGGTAGGTCTGCGACGCCTTATAATGATGCCGGAACAGATGTCAATGAAGTTTTTAATTCAACCGATACTACTCTGACTGTTGATGCTGGAACACAGTTTGAAGTCGGTCAAACAATCCTTATTGAGTCCGAACAGCTTTGGATTTCGGCCATTTCTACCCACAATCTCACCGTTGAGCGTGGTGTCAATGGGACGACCGCAGCATCTCACGCAAATAACAGTGATATCTATATCTACGAATATCCGTACCCCGTGCAGGAAGCTGTGCTACGCATGACGGAGCTTGCTTATAGCCGAGTTGGTAAAGGCATGGCCGCAGAGCGACTTGGTGATTATAGCTACACCAAAGGCAGCGTGAAGGAAGAATATGAAACGATCTGGGATTCCTTGGTCCCTTATGGAATCCCAGTATTATGAAAATCGTGCGTATCCACATTCCCGAAGATGAACTTGAAGCGATGCAATGGGTTTACTGTGAACGGTGCCACCGGAAGCTAGAGCGACTATATCTAGAACTTAAATCGTCCGTTGAGATTCAGTGCAAGTGCAGTCATCTCAATCAATTCGGTGTTGACCAGGAACAAGTAGCACTTCTTCCGGATGGCATAGGTGGTTGGATTAAACAGCTAGCTTCTACGACAATCGAATAAAGCACCCTAGAGACCCAAGAGGTTCGATGAACGCCTAGAGCGTCGGTGTAGTCAATATGACTTCCCTGGCGTTTGTGTCCAGGGAGTTTTGCATTAAATCGGAGGACGATACATGACAACACCATCTGACGATATATCACCACCACCACAACCACCTTCTCCACCAGCACAACCAACAGGGCGAGGGTTACCAGATACCATTTCAGGCACCACAATTTTGGTTGCCCTCGTCGCCGTCCCCGTGGTCTGGATGTGGCTCATCCTGCTTTTGATGATCAGCTTAAGGATTCTCGGAGACATATCCCTCCTGGATAACGTGGAGGGACTCATGATACCTGTAGCGGCCCTAAACCTGCCTGTTGGAGCAGTCCTCGGAGAACTTTTCCGCCGGTGGGTGAGTGAGGGCGGTGTAAAGGATACTAACGCAGCCACTGGCGTTAATGGAGGTGGCAAGTGAAGTTCCGCATCCGCATGTTAGACCGTCAAGCTTATCGTTACTCGATGCCCACAATGGCTACGGGGCATAGCAACCCCATGATCTGGGTAGGCATGGCTCTGGTGATAGCATTCGGTGTTACCGTGGGCCTCATTCTGCTGTTTGCCAATGGCAAAACCTGGGCATCGATCCCCGATCCTGGTATCTACGATCTACGAGAGTCACCCAGATCACTGGTCAGCAATTCCGATCTAGCAGAACTCCCCGAAACCCGCAGCTTCGACCTGACCATTGATGGACAGCGGTTCGGCACCATCAACCTATCCGAGTTGGATGTTGGTGTAGCTAGTGGCGTAGTCAATGTGTTTGAGATTAGTGGCACTGGCGACACTCTGATTGAGACCATGACAGTAGATGGACTGCGTTGTGGAAAACTCACGGTTAGCGATGCGACCGTCCATGATCTCATTTATGAGGACAACCAAGCCGACGGAAATAGCTTCGCCTTGACCGTAGGCACTCCGAGCAACGTGTCGGTAGCATCCAGCCGAGGCAATACCAACCTCACTGCAACCAATGAGACGTACGATAAAATCATTCTTCGGGGCGGCACCTCGGGTGCAGTCATCAAGACGCTCACAGTAACGAATGTACGCACCTTTGGCGGGGATTGCGTGATCAGTGACCTCAACGTAGGCACGATGACGCTAAAGAACATGGTGATCGGGACAGGAGACGGCCTAGCTACGGCGGATTTCCTGTTTAGTAGTTTGACAGTCAAAAACAGCACTGGCGACAACAACATTGAGATCGAAACGACGGTGAAGTAATCATGATCGGCAAGGTACGGCCGCAGATATTCCTCGCCATAATAGTGCTTGGTGGACTTGCAGTGGTAGGCATTACCGAGGGGATGCCTGAGATAGCCACCGGTACCATCGGAGGGGTTATCGCATTGGGGATGAAGGTATTGGAGAATGAATAGCCAATGACTCCCTGGGATGATGTTCAGCGCATGTTGGGACGAATAGAGGTTAGCCAAGATAACCTTTTAGAGCGCATCCAGGCTATGGAAGCCAGAGTAGAAATACTCTATGAACGCGGAAACAAAACACGGCAGAAGGTGATGGCCGGTGGTGGTCTGATCGGCACTGGGGCTATTTCTATGGAAGTTCTGTCCCGATGGTTGTTATGGTGAGGAGTAAAAAACATGATTAATAAATTAGTGGAACGACTAGTGGAAACAATCTTACGGTTAGTTCCAGGGCAAGGTTTTACACAGCTGCGAGATACTATCCGTTATGCCCGGGCTAGAATCGAAGATGGAACCATAGACGATCCGAAACAGCTTGAGGCACTAGGCCATATGTCAGTCAATGCCATTGTTTCGATATTGCAATACCGATTAGTTGAGCCAGTACTAAAAGCTGATGTAGCGAAGCAATCGAAAGCGAAGCCGTAGTACATGTTTACAGGACTCCTAGATACCACATTTACCATTCAGAACCGGACGTTAAGTGCCGATGGATACGGTGGGCGAAGCAGTAGCTATGCCAACGGTAACACCTTTCAAGGCCGGTTATCCGAAATCAGTGGTCGCACCACTGAAGCCATACGGCTCAACAGAGAAGATAACCTGAGGACATACGTTATCTATGCCAATCATGATGTGGCGGTTGATGAAACAAAGAGGGTCACAATGGATAGTGGATCGCGTGTCTTTGAGGTTGTAGGAGTGCGGAAGCCTTCGAATTTGGCTTTTGGTATTGGTCACCTAGAAATTTCAGTAGGTGAGAAAAACGCATAATGATTAGTGTCAGTTTTCGCAGCGAACTTGATGACCGGAAGCTACAGAAATTAATAGATACGGTCCATCCGGAGTTAAAGAAAATTGTGCGGCGCAACCTATTTAGGGTTGAAGCTGAGGCTAAAAAGAGGTCTCCTGTCGATACTGGTAGAAACCGTGCAGCGATTCACACTGAATTAGATACAATGGGAATCGGTGGTCAGGTTAACACCGGCACCGATTACGCCCATTTCCTTGAACTCGGCACTCGCAACATGCCAGCCCGTCCTTACATGGTGCCAGCTCTCCTGTCTGTCAAGCCGCGATTTCATGATGAGATTGAGGAGCTTTTCACCAGTGTCGACTGACAATATAGTGCAGGCTTGCGATAAGGGCCTTTTCACAGCCTTAAATGTATCTGCTGTTACTAGTCTTGCAACAGGTGGAGTGCATAACTGGATAGCACCGGAAGAGACTGCACCACCATTCGTGGTCTTTAACTTCGTTGACAATGTGGATTCCTCTCGATCCTTCAGTCCTACCGAGAAATACCACACAGTTCGTTACCTTGTGAAGGCTGTTACGGATGATGGATGGCCTAAACCAGGCCAGGATATCCAGAGCCAGATTATCAATCTTCTGGATCGCGCTACTTTGAGCATTGAAAATCATACTTTCCTTTATTGCGAGAAAGTGCGGGATGTGATCTTCTCTGAACACGTTGGACGTGAACGCTGGTTCCACGTAGGAGCATTCTATGATATCTGGGCTGATGAGCCGTAGGAGTATAACTATGAATGCTCAGGATGCAGCTGATCGCCTGGAACAGCTGAGCAAGCAAGGAGAAGTTCAACGTCAGACCTTGGGTACATATCCTAGTATTGTGTTAAAGGCATTGAAAAAGTTCCGGCTTATGAATGGGCCTTCTAGTTCTAGCACATTCTTGATAATTTCGCATGGTGATGTATTCAGCCTAGACGGTGACGAACCACTAACTGAGAAGGAATTGATCGATGGAGGATTCGCAGAACGAATTAGCTGAAGAATGGTTGATTGCACTTGTTCGTCTAAACATACTGAATGCTCCAGGTTCTATTCCGAGTTCTACCAAGGTTGAGGCAGGGCAAAGGTTCCAACTGGATGGCGATGAAAGTGTTAATGCTGAAAGACTTTTTAGCACCGGAGCCATTGCAGTCTATGATGGGTCTCCAGAACAAAAAGCCTTACTGGTGCGGAGTGCTGCTGCGATAAAAAAGAAACGAGACAACCCGCTCAGACGTAAGAAAAATGAACGGTCGCGAGGTACATAATTATGGCTAGAATCCATGCTAAATCAGTTGCCCATTATGTAGATGAATTTGATTTTTCTGGTGTATCCAATGTTTGTACAATTGACGTAACCAATGCGTTAGTTGACATCACTGCATTTGCTGATACTGATATGACCTACCTGGAAGGCAAGCCAGGATTCACAGCCAGCATAGGTGGTCTACTTGACCCCGCCTCTGGTGGCTATGATATTGAAATGTTTGCTGACCTTACGACAGTAGACCGCCAATTGGGAATTTATCAAGATACAGTAGCTGGTTCCTTCGGATATGAAGGTTTGACTAATCCAGGCGATCAAGCCAGGGCATCCACGATTGGTGAAGCGATCACTCTTGATGTTAACTGGCGGGGTGATAATGCCTTAAACCGATCCATCATCCTCTATACTGCTACAGCTATTTCGTCCACTGCTACTGGCACCAAGTACCAACAGGGAGCGATCGGTGCCAGTCAACGTGGTGTTGCAGTCCTGCGATTGCTAGCTGCTCCATCAGGATCAGGAAGCAATGATCTGGTGGTTACCATAGAGAGTGATGCTAATGCTTCAGCAGGCGGTGAAACTACCAGGGCTACCTTTACCACTCTCAATCAGACCAGTACAGCCACCTATGAAGTCCAAGAAATTACAGCTACGGTCACTGATACATATTGGAGGGCGGTGGCCACTGTGTCTGGTGGTGGTAGTAGGGCGTTTAGCATTGTGATAGCTTTCGGCGTTCGAGAATATAATGACTGACGACATGGTTGATCCGGATCATTAGATTAAATGTGGAGGTGAAGAGTGGCGAGGACGCACGGCAAAGACTTGAATTTCAGCTTCAACGCAGTGGCTATTGAAGATGAACTCGATACGGCGACAATCAACTTCGCGGTTGCTGAAGCCGACATTACGGCTTTTGCAGATATATATCAAAACTTTCTGGCTGGCAAGAAAAACGTCACGATTGATATTGGAGGTTCTCTTGATCCAGCAGCCAGCCAGGGTGTCAATACTCTATTTGATGCCGTGGGTGGTGGAGTAGTTGCAACCGTTTTAGACCCTACTGGTTCTGGGCCGGATACCAATGATCCGGAGTATCAATGTGCAGCATCAGCCCCAACCGGTTCTCTGGTAGCGTCTCTTTCGATTTCTTTTCCTGTCGGGGATAAAGCCAGTTATTCGGCTTCTATCCAAAATTCCGGTGCAACTACCAGGGTAGTGTCGTAATAGCCCTAGAATCCAATTTAAGCCCTCAGAGGGCAAATTATGGAGGTGCATAATGGCAAGAACTCATGGTAAAGATGCGGATTTCTCTTTTGATTCAGTGGCGTTAGAAGATGAACTTAGTTCCGCTACGGTCAACTTCAGTGTTCCGGAAGCAGATATCACAGCCTTTGCGGATTCGTGGCAGAACTTCCTAGCTGGCAAACCTACAGCTACGATGGATGCAGACGGTGCTTGGGACCCTGCATCGTCCCAGGGCGATGCAACGATCTTCGGTGAGTTGGGTTTGGAAGGCGAAGAATGGGACTTCGAGCCGGATGGCTCCACAGGGTATAACGGTTTCGCTATCGTAACCAGCTATTCAATCACAGCCTCGGTAAACGACGCTATCAAGTATTCGCTCAGTTTGCGGCACAATGGTGGCTCCGCTGCTGCTGATGGAGCCGCACCGACCAGAGCTTAAATAAAGACTAAATAACAGAACTAAGTAAAGGAGACCCAATGCAGCAAGAACATCAAAGTCAAGTGCCAGCGGTTGTGGTGGATAGCGAGATCGTCCCACCACAACCTAACTGGAAAATCCCTCCAATATGTCGTAAATCGGATGATTGCACTATCAGCATCGGGAGGATCATTGCAGATGGTGCGATTGTTAAGGAAGGCCAGTTATCCTATGTACACATCGGCGAATGGATCAAATATATTCCCGTGATAACCGTTGGGGAATCGATTATGCTGAGTAGGCTTCAAGGTATGAGTGGCAAAGACATTGATGCGGAGGAAACTACTGATTGGATTGATGCAACTTGTGAGTCTCTAGCAAGACGCATTATTGATTGGAATTGGACAGACCTCCAAGGTCAGCTTCTTCCAAAACCTTGGAACAATCCATCAGCGTTCAAAGACCTGTCCAATGATGAACTGGCTTATCTCATGGTGCAGTCTATAAATGACCAATCGGATGATGAACTAAAAAACGGTACACAGCTCTTGCCCGATATATCGCAGACCGTAACGGTGACTACCCCCAACCCCCAGACGCTACTTTAAGTGAGATCGCAGAAACATTTAACTGTGACCTTGAAACCGCAAAAGGACAGAATGTCACAGAAGTGCGGATGGTTAATGTTTACCGGTCATGGAAAGCTATCAAAGCACAGATCAATCAGGACAAAGGGTTTGACAAGTTGACTTCGGATCAAGTGAAGCTCTGGAAGTGGATGACCGATCTGTTGGATGAAGATGATGATGAAGATGAATAAGGTAGCAAAGGAGCAGCATGGCTGATATTGCCACTCTATCAGTGCTGCTAAAGGTCAAGGATGAATCCAAGAAATCGCTTGATCAAGCTCAAGGCCGGTTCGCACGGTTTAATGACAGCATCAAACAAAATGCTGGAAAGATACGAGGGTTCGGAACTGCCTTGACTGGTTTCGGCCTTGCAACGTTGGGTGTGCTTGCATTAGGTATCAAAAGTGTTAATGAGCAAGAGAGAGGTATTCGTAAACTCGACGTTGCACTACAAGGGGTTGGTTCATCTTATGCAAGTAGTAGAAAAGAGATTGAACGCACTATCACTTCTCTACAGAGAAAGACGAACTTCGGCGATGAAGAACAACGTGAAGTTCTCACTCGGTTAGTTGCTGTAATCGGGGATGAAGAAAAGGCTCTTCAGGCTCTCCCTGCTGTCCTTGATGCCGCTGCATTCTCTGGGCGATCAGCCACTACTGTTTCTGAAACCTTATCGAAGTTCATGGTTGGTTTGACTAATACTTCGGACGCAACCGGTGTATCTGTAGATGCGACAGCTGATTTCACAGAAAGATTGGCTGCCGTCATGGGTGTTGCTGCCGGTCATGCCGAAGCTGATGCCGATAAATTTATCCAACTAAAAAATTCAATGGGCGATGTTCATCAGGCTATAGTCATTGGATTGTTACCTGCGCTTGAAAAGATGGCTGCTTTTTTGACTAAAGTAGCCGTAAAGGTTACCGCATTTGCGGAAGAACATCCACACTTGACCAAAGTTATCGTTATCGCAGCCGCTGCCCTTGGAACAATGTCATTCGCTGCTGGTGTTTTCCTTCTTATCCTTCCAACCCTGGTTGCTTCCATTACGATTTTAACCGGTGCTTTTGCTGCACTCACGATTGCAATGGGGCCGATTACGCTGATCATCCTGGCGTTGGCCGCAGTCGTATTGGCTGGCATCGTGATATGGAAGAAATGGGATGATATTATACATGGCCTCTCCATAGCCTTTGACTTCATTTCTGAAGCCTACCGCAGCAAATTGGGGTGGTTACTCCCTGGTGGAGCATTGATTAAGGCAATCCTTTTTCTTAAGGATGTTTGGGGTGCTGCATGGAAGGGAACACAGACAGTTTTTGAAACTGCCAGTGATGGTATTAAAACTGCCTACGAAAGCAAATGGGGGTGGTTACTCCCTGGCGGAACATTGATTAAGGCTATTCTATGGATCAGGGATAATTGGAAGCCCATATGGGATGGGGTAAAAGATGCTTTTAGCACTGCCAGTGCTGGTATTAAAACTGCCTACGAAAGCAATTTCGGATGGTTACTCCCTGGCGGAACATTGATTAAGGCTATTCTATGGATCAGGGATAATTGGAAGCCCATATGGGATGGGACAAAAACAACCTTTAGCACTGCTTGTGATGGTATTAAAACTGCCTACGGAAGCAATTTCGGATGGTTACTCCCTGGCGGAGCATTGATTAAGGCTATTCTATGGATCAGGGATAATTGGAAGCCCATATGGGATGGGGCAAAAGATGCTTTTAGCACTGCCAGTGCTGGTATTAAATTTGCCTACGAAAGCAATTTCGGATGGTTACTCCCTGGTGGAGCATTGATTAAGGCTATTATATGGATCAGGGATAATTGGAAGCCCATATGGGATGGGGTAAAAACAACCTTTAGTGCTGCCGGTACTGGTATTCAAACTGCCTACGAAAGCAAATGGGGGTGGTTACTCCCTGGCGGAACATTGATTAAGGCTATTCTATGGATCAGGGATAATTGGAAGCCCATATGGGATGGGGTAAAAACAACCTTTAGTGCTGCCGGTACTGGTATTCAAACTGCCTACGAAAGCAAATGGGGGTGGTTACTCCCTGGCGGAGCATTGATTAAGGCAATCCTTTTTATTAAGGAGAACTGGAATGCTGTCTGGGGTGGTATCAAAGATGCTTTTAGCATTGACTTTGCCAGTCCTATTAAACGGGCAATGGAGGAACTCATTGATTTTCTTAACGCCCGTATTGATGAGATCAATGCGATTCCTTTGTTGCCTGATATACCAAACATCCCTGGTGGCACGTCCAATGTCAGGAGCGGTCTACAACACCCTTCATATGTTCCGCCCATAATTCCGGATATACCAACAGGATTGTGGCATTACCGTCCTGACCGAAGTAACTCTTCAAACATATCTAACGGAGCTTCCCATTCCAGTCACTCGCCTAGTCATCCAAATGGAACGACCGTGAACGCCACTATCAATATCAATGGTGCTGATGCTTCTAATATGCACCAGGCTCGACAATTTGCGGATCAAGTTGCTAATCGTCTCAATGAACGTCTGGGAGAGATTGCCGAGAATCAGGAACAAGTGAGGAGTTCCTGATGGCGTGGACAGTCCAGTTAACAGACGGGACTACAACATTCGATTGCAATGATCTCAGCAATACCTGGGTCAATGAAAACGGCTTTCAATGTCCACCACCGACTTCACGGACGAGCTATACCGGCGACAATCTTTTTCGGCATGGTTCGGACCTAATATCCCTTGCATACAATAACCGTACAGTCCAGATCAACTTCCAAGTTTTAGGCTCCAGCACAGATAATCTTGCTACCCGTATTCAGTCTGTCCACACGTTGCTCCGGAAGGCTAAAGAGTTTAGCACTGTGGGAGTAGGTAACCAAGTTCAGGTCAAGTTCCAGTGGAATAGTGCAACTAACCCGGTTTATTTCAATGTGCTTCAGGGTGACCTTGATCTTGGGCCTACCATGATGGGCGTGTTCTTGCAAAAGCACACACGGCTTCGCGATGCTCGTCTTATTGTGGAGTGTGAGCCTTTTGCTCAAGGGACAGAAGAAAGCCTTGAAAATTATCTTGACGATCCTGGTTTTGAGTGCAGCACTGGTACTCTATTTGCTGACTGGACTGTTGCAAATGGTACGAGAGCTGTTGAAGCCAGTGGTGCTCCAGAGGGAGCGGTCTGGGGCAAGATAACCCTTAATACGTCTAGCTCAGTATTCCAGTGTTCACAAGTGCAGACAATGACTGGCGGAGTGCATATCTTCTCTCTTACGTACAAGATCAATGGAGGTGAAGAATACGAGATATTCCTGACTGATAGTGGTGGCACCACAGTAACAGCCCTCACTCCAGATAATACCCAACGGACAGCCACAGTTACTCGCGATAGTTCTAGCCATACATCCATCACCGCAGGAATTCGTGCAGCAAGCGGTACCGATACTGATGATATTGTCCTCATGGATTTGGCATATCTTGGCGATGGTTCCACGGCACCAACAGCCTGGGTAAGCAGTCGCAATGTCTACAACAACAATGAGGATGGTGGCAAGATACAGCAATCAAAGTTGAACTTCATCGATATCGAGAACATCCCTGGTGATGCACCATGTCCTCTACAAATCAAAGCTACTGAAGCTGAAGGGCATACGGATTTTTGGTGCGGTGCCAGACATGCCACCAGACAGCGTGATGTTGTGATTTGGCATGAGGGTGAGGATTTTGCGACCTTTAGCGATGAACCAACTGACCTCTCGCCATCGTCTGGCAATATTGGTGAGATGATAAATGGCACCATCTTCGATGCACAGTCTGGTGGAGTAGCAACGTCTACGACTAGCATAACTCTTTCTCATACCGTTGGGACGGCACAAGGCAGTCGCTTGTTGGTTGTTGGTGTTGCCACCAAAGATACCTCCACATCTGGGCCATCAGGTATTACGTATGCAGGCGATGCACTGACCAAAATAGATACATCTACCAAAGACAATGCTTCGGCAACCATATTCTACATGGTAAATCCAGATACTGGCAGTAATAACATCGTCGTCAGTTTTGCAAGCACTATTGATGAAATCGCTGTTCGTGCATCGAGTTATTACGGCGTAGATGCAGTTAATCCACGTCGTTCTAATGCAACCGCAGACGGAGCCTCTGGCACTACACCATCGGTTGCCGTTACCACGGTTGCTGGCGATATAGTAATAGATATGGTGTCTTCTGACACCAGCAATAGTCGTGCCTGGACACCCGGTGCTGGGCAAGTTGATCTCGGCGAGAATAGCGCACCGGAATCAACAGCGTCCTATGAAATTGCTACAAGCACCACAACCACTATGACCCACTCTCCTGACGGGTCCGCTTCTTGGTGTCAAGTAGCAGCGGCGTTTAGGTCTGCCATGTTTGGTGCAACGGCTGCATCTCCTACAGTTGTTACCAAAGATGTGACAACACCACCAGAGGGTTTATACAGAGTGCTTGCCCGTGTCGCGGCTCCTGATGCTGGTGACCAATTTGGCATGAGCATCGGCTATGCTTATGGTGGAGTGACGAAAGACCCAGCAGTAGCCGCGGACTATACAACAATCAACGTTGCTACTGGACATATCATTGATATAGGTACATTAACAGTTCCTCCAGTGGCAACACCTGGAGGTGGCACTGTCGGTACGTTGACCCTGCGACTTGCCATGTATCCAAAAAGTGGCCCCTCCTATACAGATCGTGTTTGGGTCGATTGGGTGATGTTAATGCCGGTCGATAATGGATTTGCTTATCTCAATAAAACGCTTGCTACCAATATTGTCTGGGCTGATAGCCGGTCGAATCCGAAAGGTTTGTACATAATGAACAGTGCTGATGTTATCCAGTCTTTCCCAGCTGACCAGGTAGGTCGTCCACCAGAAGCTCATCCCGAAGGCACTCGCGTCTATTTTGTTTCCGATGATGGAGCTGCCGACATAGCTGATAAATGGACCATAGGGATCACGTATTTGCCCAAGTTCCTCCAGGTTGCTGAAGCTTAATGGCACGGTATTGGCCCAACCTGAGAGTGCAGTTGTACGATGACTACAACAAAGCTGCGCTAGAAGCGGACTTTACAGATAGCTTCAGTGGGTTGACATTTACGACGCGAATACATGGAGGGTTCTCGACCTGCAACATATCCATCGATATGTCGTTGGTTGACGCTTGGTCTTATCTGCATACGGACAACCAACGAGGCGTACATTACAAGCATCTATTGATAACGGAAGAAAAGCGGACCATCTGGGAAGGTCGCATCCTTGATGTTGCTCTCCGGTGGGGAACAGGTTCATTAGGCATCGATTTCGAAGCCTTTGGTTATTGGTCATCGTGTCGAGACCAAATGTATGATTCTGAAGATGCTGGTAATACAGATTGGACTTCTGGAAGCGGCCATGAACTCCATGATATAGTCAAAGAACTGCTAGACAAATCGTGTCCTGATATCAATTCTGTATCTGATACTTGGCCTCAGATTGAAACCTTCAGCCGCGATTTAGCAGGCTTGAATTTGGAAACCCGTGCCTATCCTCAGGATATTATAGTTGACACATTGATGCCATTATCAGATACAGATGATAGTGTGCCAGTTTTTTATATCTATGAGGACCGTATCCCGGTGCTAACAAAACGGACAATTTCCCAGGTTGATATTTTTGTTTGGCTTGATGATACCGACAACGGGTCCTTAAAACAGCAAGGTAAGCACATTCGCAACCGCATCATCCCATCCGTTGGTGGCACTGAAGGAACAGCGGCCAATAATACGGATAGCCAGGCTATTTATCCGAGGCGTGATATGGTATTAAGTCTGCCAACTGGGACTCCAGCGAATGCTCAGAATGACGCGCGTGATGCAGCTTTGATAGAACGCAACCTTCCTCGCCAGGACAATGGATTTGATATTGTCGGTGCTATCTATTGTACTGATGCTGGACCCGGAACCGCTGATGGCAGCCTGATTGAATGTCCCAAATGGCGTGTTCGTGCCGGTGATGTTATACGCCTACAAGACCTTGTTCCAGAGTCCGTATCGACCCCAGCTTTCGATGATTTGAGAACCTTTTTCATCATCGAAACTTCATATGATGCAATACAGGATCGCCTCAATATCATCCCTGACAGACCACCAGGCAACCTCAGTTCCATATTGGCTAGGGCGAACCTATTGGAAAAGAACAAATAAATGACATGGCTCTGATGTCAGGTAGACGGCCTTGGTCAGCATTGGATGGATGTGATGCCAGTGACTCATGCCTGACCTGTCCATTGCCCGAATGTAAATATGATGACCCTGCCGGGTACAAGGCCCATTTACAGAACCATAAGGATCAGTATCGGGCAGCCATCATATCTGCTGAACACCTAACGATTGAAGAAGCTGCTAATCGGTTTGCGGTTAGTCAGCGGTCAATTTTGCGGTTGATGAAACGGCAGAAGACGCCAGCGTCTTGACTAATAACGTATAGATGCTAGGCTGGCAATGCCCTGTGTGGGCTAGGGTTCGCATGGGTCTCCTTTCAGTCCCCTGAGCGTCTTGATTCCCTGCTGTATCAAGCGCAAGGGGGACTTTCGATTGTAGATAGATGAAGGGATGCTCCGAGTCTTATCGTCCGATCAACCCTAAATAGGGGCAATTTGAAAACTGCTCAACCTAAAAAGTAGAAACATCTGGAAAGCTCGGATCACCTTGATAGCGTCTAGCACCTCTTCCGCAGACCTGAGCTGTTCTTGAACCTGCTCCTCAATATCCTCTAAAAGGCTCAAGGCCCCGGAATATAGTTTGACGGCTAATCCGAGGCCTTGAAGAAACACCGCCCTTCGGTTCCACGTTGGATATTAGGATAATGTGGACATATCAATCTCCCCGTCTTGCATTCCGCGCAGCTGCCATAACTGTGTGCCAGCTAGGGTCTTTTACATACTCCAACAGGATCGCTTGGCAACCATGCGACGCAACAGGCAAGAGCATCTTCGCCGAGATGATATGCCAATCACCGTTCATATACAGATATAAACTCGGCCTGTCTTCAGTCACCATCATTGCCTCTATCGGTGATGTAATTGTATAGGTAACAGACATGTCATTTGCGTTGGGATAATTGGGATCGTACCAGTTTATGATTGCCTCTGTTGCTGGCACCATGTTCCCCCAGTTCAGCGGAAACCCCGATTCCAGGTCTACCGATACCATTGCACTGGATGTCACCCGGAGCTTTTCTACAATCAAGCTCAGATGATCTGCTAGTTCTGCGGTATTGTGTACAGTGAGCATATGACTACCTTTCAATGCGCCGATGATTGCGTGTTCAGACTGGCAAAACATTGGATGTTGTTCTACGACGGTACTTGTATATTATGGTCTTTGCTGCTGTGCTTAGATGGGAGTCGGATATTCTTCGGGATGTGCACCTCCAGGCTTGTAGGACAGAGTTTTGGCAGTCTCTCCTCGCCTGTACATATTCCACGCTTTTAAGACCAATGCCGTGTACTCCTTTTGGCCGAGCCTCATGGTGCCACGCATGTTATTTATCAGCCGTTTCCGCAGCAATCCTACTGGCGATTGCGTAGGTATATTTTCACCAGTACATAGCATTTCAAAAAACGTGTGTGCATCTTCCTTGTTGATTCGGCTGAGGATGTAATGGAGCGTTGTCCAACGTCCACAACCACCACGGAGAACTTTTCGGACACGATCACCATGAACTAGGGATTGGCGCAATTCAGGATTATCATCCAGTAATTGAAGGCCCCAAGGGGTGGCAAAAGGAGCAATATCCCATTGATCACTCGAGACAATGCCAGTTTGATCGTATGACCACAAACATGACAACGCTCCAGCGAGACTGCGCGCATAGGGTTCGTCCTGCATGTGCAAAAAGTCGGCCAAACTGCGGTGCTTGCCGGTATCCAGTACCTCCATAGTCGTTGAGTCGATGCCTCGCATGACCCACATGTTCAGGCTTACGCCAGACTCAATAACCGCCCACAGCCTATGCTGCCCGTCCACAGAATATCACGTTTGTCGAACCGAATGGGGTCACCGGCATCCTCTCTCCATTGACCAGCTTGCATCAGTTCAGCAAGTTGGGTAACATGACGCTCACTTACTTTGCGATTGCGATTCATAGTCTCCAGCATTTTTGCTGCTATAGCCGGAGTGATCGTCAGCCATTCGGCTCGTACGTCCAAGGGTGCGTGTTCTCTCATAATGGGTCTCCTTTCAATGCCTAATTTATATGGAACCGGTTGGGGTCGCCCAGTGCAAATGAAGACTTCGATTCAACTGATTGCGTATAGCCTTTTGATTCAGGATCATTAGCTGGGAATACGTGACATACTGGAGATTCATTTGCCTGACCATCTTCTACGCTGTCAGCAACTACAGTGACAGATTTCAAAAAATTTCCGGTCATGTCAGTAACTACGAACTCCATTACTTATCTACCTCCTTAGTTCTTCCTTAGTTCTTCCTTAGTTCTTCCTTAGTTCTTCCTCAACTCACGCCACCGGTTCGCCATTTGCAGCCAATAAATTTGTCCCCAATTCATCGCATGCCCCTTTCTATGTGGTTTTTCTAATGTTGCTCTTCCCAGCATTCCCCGACGTGAGACATAGCTACCTTGCCTTTTAGGTTGATGACTTGAATAGAAATGTGTTACGGGCCAGGGTCTTTTTACAAGGAGAAAGGAGAATAATGCTGTCTAATCGTCCTGTTCTTCCTCAAAATTGCCACATTCGCAGTCATCTATTTCACATGGAGTCCACATGCCCTGCGCCTCGTGTTCCTCTTCTGCATGTCCGCAGGTGCAAGTGGTGTCGTCTGGTGGTCGTTCGGCAGTCAGCATTTTTCTCCTTTGTATTTATCGGATTTTGCCTGATCCGATTTGCTCTCTCCTGGTTTCGCTCTCTGATGGATGCCTGCTTTGCTGATGATCTGCCGGTCTGCATCTATACCAGGGTCAAAGAGCGTCCATCCGCATGGCTGGCAATACCAACCGTCGTTGCACGGTTCCATCCGCAACAGATGACATTGTGCATCTGCTCCACAATTAGGGCAACAACAGGGTCTAGCAGCTTGTATCCAAGGCTTCTTGGCAGGAATGTACCCTGCCTGCCCCGTCTCTAAGTACCTAACAATATGTGGCCTACCTGCGTTACCTGCCGATTCTGATTGCGTGGGTATCATGCGATCTCCTTCGTTGTGGTCATCGTTGTGGTTAGTATGGTCGATATAGGTAATAAGGCTACTCATCACGCCACCTCCTCTATCACGATCTTATAACCGTTGTGGTCGGTTGTGATTGTTGTGGTCATTGTTGTGGTATATCGTCCATGTTGAATAGGCAATCTGAGCAAAGTGGCCCTGTTGCCTTTGGTTTCGTTCCAATTCTATGTCCCCAATATGGGAACTTCTTACCCATGGCAAGTGCCTCTGCTTCCATTGATTTAATATAGGCTGCTGTCTCTGGATACCAGAACTCAATCTCCTTCAGTTCATCTGGGCGAGCGAAAGCCCCGCAAAGACATTCACCAGATTTATGAATCTTGTCTGCAACAGGGCTTCTAGGTACTTCAAGGGCTGATCGGTACTTATTCATCTCAAAGGTTGTCCAGTGGACGATGGGTTGCACCCAAGCGCATCGTACAAGTTGTCTATCTGGGGGTTGGTGTTCAGCGTTCCCAATGTTTACCATGCGTCTCTCTGATTCATTAGAACGAACACCGCTTACCAAGAGCAACCGCTCACCTCGCTTGGAGTAGTCCTTTTGCAAATCACTGAGCCGATCTCTCTTGAGCCTATTGTAAGTAATGTTGTGCATATATGGGCCTGGGAATCCATAGAAATTAGCCTTATCACGCAATACAATGTCCCTATATACCTCTGGAGGCGTTACCAGTTCAATGAGGTCTAGCCCAAATGATGCCGTCACCTCTCGGACGAACTCCGATGTCTCAGGTATGCCGATCCCTGTCTTTATATGAACGGCAGCATCCACGTATGGATTGATTAGGTGCATTAGCGTGGTTGAATCATTACCACCAGACGTAAGCACAAAGGTCTTCACTGGCTTATAGAGTTCCTTTGCTTTCATCAGGATGCTCAGTGCTTCCTCTACCATGTCTTCAACAGGGGTATCGATTTTACTGAATCGTGCTTGAATTGTCATCTCCCTTTACTCTCCTTAATCACGGGATTGCTGATAGGGTGTCCGACGTGGAGGATCATATTTCTCCACATCAGCCGAGCGTGAGAGTACAAACTCCGACCATTTGCGTAGATAGGTTTGACCGTCACTACGTTTTGATTCCTCACTCCGATTGATAATGAACCTCCATTTGTAACCGTGCGCTAATAATTCGTTCGCAACTACATAGCTTGATGTTTTGGCAATCTCAACGCTACTACTAAGATCAACATTCTGTTCCATTACTTTGTCACTCCCTCCGATTGCTCCGTTGTTGCTTTCATCAGATCATGATCCGCATCAATCACGTTTCGTTGGGCAAACACAATTTTTCGAGGTACATTTTCTTCATTTACTCCTGAGAGTAAATAATGGGACAAAACTATCATCATATTGTTCCTCATGTCCTGATCCGTCTCAATATGTAGAGACTTATCTATAAGTGCATCCCGTATTTTCAACGCCTCAGTGTAAACTTGTTGAAGTTGTTGGTATTCTGACACACGGATCACATAGGGGGATGTAATGCTTCAGGATTCCAACAATGCGAACAGAGGGGCGCACCAGCCCCGTCAAAGATACCGCCTTCCGGATGGTGGAACGCATGAGGTCTAATTTCAACATGATCTCTGGGATGCGTACCAGGTAGTTCCACTTGCTGTCCTTCGGGAGTCGCAATGACGACACGATTTTCGTCCACATAGTCTGCTACGGCTCCTGCTGCCATTGATGGCTGCATTTGTACCACGGGTTCGGACGCTATAGCTGGCGTGTGGTCAAGAACCACACGGTTCGGATCATCGCTCACGGCAACAGATGGTAAAATTGGCACTGGCACTGGTAAGGCTTCTTCAACAACAGTTTCGACTGCTAACGGTTCAACAACTGTATTTTCAACGTCACTTAATTGCTCTGCTGCCACCGATAGCGGTTCGCTGCAACTCAGAATATGTCCATCGGTAAATGCTTGGGATGCTGCTTGATGACCCAGTTGTGCAGCGCGTTCGGTTTCCCAGGGCTGGACATAAACGATATTGTTATCACGAGCATCCGACAACACAGTTTGGTAGATAAGATGTCGACTCGGATTAGCATCTTCCGCTGGCACAATGCCGAGATCAATGCCAGTCCATCGAGTGATTATTTTGGTGGAGTGATCGTCATCAAACTCAGTGATATCAATGACACAGTAATCGGGATCGTTGAGTTTATGTGTCCAACTCGTCAGCGAGATCGGGTTTCCTCCACGGTCATAAAACACCGGCACGTTGAGCCTCCTTAATTTCGTTGTTTGGTGTTGGGATGGTTGGCAATAACACCAACCATGATGGCTCTACACATAGTACATTCCAGCACCATGTGTGAGCCATCGGCAACTTTAAGTTTATCCGATTTACAATGCCAACATTTCGTCCACAACATCAGCAATTGTCAGGCCGTTCCTCTCGGATCATTTGTACATACACCGGATGCAACATCTTCACTATGTCGGTAAACTTGTCAATGTGAACAATTAGCTCTCCATCGATTTGCTCAAACACTGTATCTCGGACATTGGCAGCTTCCTTAGTTAGGAACTTGGCTGAATCTATCGCCTGATACATGGCAGTCTGACTTTCAATTGAGCGATCCTTGCGCAACCACGTATCGCCAGCATTGTTGGCGTAAATGGGCTTGGAATCGTCGGACGGCTCGTCATGCCATTTGGGCTGCGGTTGGTACACTGGCGCATCCAAGGCTGGTAGACCATCACCGTCACCAACACCGATGATTTTCCAGTCGTAACTTCCCCACTGACCATCGTCGTCTTTAACAGAACCGTCTTGATTAGTTTTTAACTTTGCTGGACTGAGGTGAAATGTCTGCCGAGTACCAGCCTGATCCACGAGGTGCGCCACCATGTCCCAGTCCCAGCATTTAAGGGTTTCGGGGTATTTTCGGCGGTATACAGGGTCTAACTGTATCTCGACATCGGCATAGGATTTATCAGCCTTAGTCTTTTTTTGCGTAATGCCACGTAGTTCCATCTCCATTGATATGTCCCGTTGCTGTAACATCATCCTTTCATCCTCCTAACGTCTTTCTTCTCTACTATTGTACACTAACAGTGTATATAATGCAATTACTCAACACTCCGGTTTGCTTGCTTGCCCTCGTATCGATAAAAACTGTTGGAAGTCTCCAAATTCTCACCTTGATATCCGAGTTCGATGGCACGGTCAATGTCATGGGTGTAATCGATTATTGCCATTCTAACCGCCGTCTCGTCCACCGGTCTTGATGATCCGGTCGTTCGGTCAGTCTGCATCCAAGCCCAATGTAGAACATCCATGTCGTTAACTCCTCTATACGCATGTGGTATTCCCTCTCATTAACTGCAGGCTTGACTCCTAGGCGTTAGGTTCTATCCACATTCTCTTGGTTGACCTCCAGCAAAGTCTTCCTATAGGGAAATAGAACCTAAATATAATTATTTTATAATCCCCTCAGCATCGCCAACGCTTCCTGTATCTCAGTACCCTTCTGTTCGATGATGTCTAGGAGTTCTTCTGGGGTACGAGTATCTACTTCTTCTTTCCTGTTGGGGTTGACTGCCTTTAGGTCGTAGTTCTTTGCTTCTATCTCCGCCCTCGTAACCGTCCAGCTGTTCTCACTTTCTTCTCGCCCCGGCAGCAGTTTGAAGAACTCATCGAAGTGAGATGCGGCCAAGGGCTTCCGTTTAGCGACCTTCAGGTCAGATAGGTCATAGTACCAAATCTTCTCAGTGTGGCTTCCCTTGTTGAAGAAGAGGAGGTTTGTTTTTACTCCTGCCCCCGCCTGCGTGAAGACCCCACCGGGCATATGCAGCCCGGCCCTCATTCCCCTCGGTCTCCGCCTCCTGGAGGTGTGTCTCCCAGATCGGGCGGGTGATCTCCCTCCAGGCGGAGTCCATGACCCCACGGCGGAGGGGGCGACTCATACCATCTCCATCTGGCCCTGTCGGGTCGTCGCAGCATGGTCCAGGTTACGGCAAGCGACCCGATAGTATGAATCCTTTAGCTCTACCCCTACAAACCGTCTTTTTTGTTGTAACGCTACGTAGCCTTCGGAACCGATCCCGGCGAAGGGGCTCAACACAACATCGCCAGGATTGCTCCAGAGTCGGATACATCGCTCGATAACAGGTAGCTGAAGGGGGCAGATATGGCGTTCATCCCGTTCCGCTCGGGCCAGGGCGACATTTAGCGTGTCCGTTTCTCTCATGCCATACCAGACGGGGTGCGCCCATTCGATCCATTCCTCATTGGAGATATCGGGCTGGATGGGTATCGCTGGCTCGCCAGGCTTACGGAACAGCAACATATAGTCTGCCAGTCCAGGACGTAGCCATGATGCGTCCTTGCGGAGCTGCTTGAATAGCAAGGCTTTGGCGTGGGTGCGGATGGCTTGGGCTTGGGGATTCTTATCGATGGTGACATCACCATGATAGTGGAACTGCTCCTCGATAAACAACTTGATGACGGCACCCCGAAAATCCTTGATCCCTATGAAACCATCATGGGCTAATGTCGCCGCCACCTGGGCCACATGGACCACGGCCAGGCGGCCAGGCTTGGTGACCCGCAGGAGTTCAGCGACGATGGGCCGGAACCGCTCCATGAACACATTCTCGGAATCACTATTCCCCAGGTCTCGGTCATCATCGCTGTAAACGAACAAACTGAGAAAGGGCGGGCTGAATACTGTCAGATCAACGCTATCGGGCTCCAAAGTGGGAAGAACGGCGGTCGAGTCGCCCCGGTGCAATGTCCATCCCTGTCCGGAGGCCGTGTCGTCTGGCATCCTCTCATGGTCGACGATGGCACCATGCAGGGCGGCTTTGCCAAAGTCCGACATAAATCCCATCATTTTTTGCACCATCCCCTCATGTTCTTTTGCCTTGCGTTGGACATTATCCCAAACCGGCCGCTCCAGGTCTGACATGATGGTATATACATCAACGGCCTCTTGTTGACCGAATCGCCAGCATCGCCGGATCGCCTGGTAGTAAGTCTCGAAACTGTCATTGATACCGAGGAAGATCATGCGGTGCGCCTTCTGGAAATTCATGCCGAACCCCATAATCGACGGCTTGCTAATGAGGACACCTAGCCCTCCATCGGCGAACTGGCGGGCGGCGTCCATTTTAGTATCGAAAGAATGTGCACCTTCTATCAGAGTGGCAGAGGATAAATATCGTTTGAGTAGCCGTCCTTCTTCGTTCAATCCACACCACACTAGCCATTGATCGTCGGGATGTTCAGAGATAAGGTCTATGGCCTTTTGCGCCCTCTGTTCGACCGTCGTCTTTCGGGCCGCTAGACGGCCATGTAACCCCCTCAGTTCGGTGGCGAATAGCTGCCCCGTTGCTTGGGCATAGGCAGCCGCTTCACCCTCTACTTCTACATGATGAATGTTGAGGGACGGGAGGTCATAACCATCATCGGTATATCCTAGATCCGATGGCCGCTGCAAAGCCATCGCCCACGTCGATACCCACTCCCAGAATGATTCCTGAGCATGGCCCTTGAGCCTCCACCCATCATCATCATGGACAAAGAACTTGGCGAGTACGTCTGTCCGGCGCATGATGCCAAGGAATTCGGCGTGGTTGGTCAACTCAGCGATATCATTGGGTGATGGAGTTGCTGTGCAACAGAGGCGATAGGGTGTCTGGGCAAATAACCCCGTTAATTTACCCCGAGTCTTGGCGTCAACATTTTTTAAAATGGAAGACTCGTCCAGCACCACGGCTTGATAATCTTGGGGGTTAAACCTGTCCACCATTTCATAGTTTGCAATAGTCACCCTGGCCGAGACCTGGTCGGGATGCCTGGCATAGCCAGCATCAACGCCAATAAGCTGCGCCTCCCGTTCTGTCTGTAAGGCCACAGCCAACGGAGCAAGGATGATCGTGCGCCCTGCCATCGCCTCTGCCCATGTAAGCTGCATCCGAGTTTTCCCCAACCCTGTATCAGCGAATATAGCCGCCCGTCCTTTGTTGACTGCCCATTGACTGATAGCATCCTGGAAAGGGAATAGGTCTACCGCCGTAGTCATGCCGATACCTCCTCCGGATCGGGCTCCCGCATTAGGTCCTCCTTGGAGACCTTGAGCGCCTCCATGAGGTAAGCATTCGTGGCCGCAGCCACATAACACTTTATATTGAGCCATTGTCTATACCTTCTCGCTTATATTGGCTGGCCTTGGGACCAGCCCTGGCGTTGGGCCTGGCTTCGGCCAGGCCCCTCACTATTTCACATCGTTGCTGTATTTGCCGCCGTGGTTCATGCCGCCACACTGGCAATCGCAGGATGGCCCGCTGGCTCCGGTGCATTTATCGGAGCAGATCGTGGTGGTTACATACCGGCCATATAAGGCCCGGCCATGCTCTATTTTTAGTTGCTTCCCACAAGCGCAAGTTATCGTCGCATCAAGGTCGGCTGGGGTGCGACCGTCGGCGGCGTAGCCCTTGAAGTACCAGGGGCCTACATACACCCGGCTTATCGCTCCGCAGGTGTGCTTTAGTATCATGTACCCGGTGAAGTCCTTGGCTTGTTTGATGGCTTGCATGTTGTGGGGCTCCTTTCATATCTGTTAATGTTGTTTTCTATCCTTATAATACACTGTTGGTGTACACATGTCAACCCCTAATGGCTGGACGGAGGTTCTTTCGTGGTGACAATCTTCACCCGTTGCTTGCCTCGGATTTTAGCCCGGTCAAGAAGCTCAGAGACTTCCTCTCCAAACTTTCCCCAAGAGCGCACGATGCGCATATCCCATTTTGCCGGTACCGTTTCTTGGTGCTCGGCAGTGTAGGCGGTCAGGATGATTTCGGGGCCAATGTGCTCCTTTAAACCTTCCAGGATGCCCACATCCCAGGTGGTATCTTCATCGAAGATGGCGTTCATCCCAACACCAGCGAGGGCCTGGGCCTTCTTTTCGTACATCCTTTGAAGTAACGCTAGCTCTAGCGCATCATGCGTAGCGTATGCCCGCTTGCGGCTTTCTTTGGCTTCGTACAATGCTGCTACCAGTTCTGCGTCTGTTAATTCAGATTCAGCAATCATTATTGGCTCCTCTCACGTTCCCAGCATGCAGATCGATCATCGCAGCACACAACGACTACACTGCCATGACCGCCAGCGTATTGGTGGTAAGACACTAACGGCTCTGTTCGTGTACCGCAGTTGCAACAGACCAACGGATAACGTGGGCTTACACAGATAACTCCAGGGAAACCGAGGCTAGCTGCATGAGACGCTGCCCATTCATGGCCTTGCTCCACACTGTCAGCAACGATGGTGACTGATGTTAGAAAGTCTCCACTGATGTCAGATATCACGAATTCCATTTCACTCTCCTTTCTTTTCCTTCCTTAAAATAATACACCAATAGTGTATTATTGTCAACCTTGAGTAACTATCAGTGCCTACACTGATAGTGTTGTGTAACATTACATCTCTCTGTATAATAAACGTGTTAGTAACACTTACAGTGTTGACTACTACACACTATTAGTGTTAAATGGTTGGTAACCATGTCCCACGGGATAGAAAGGAGTTAAATATGCCCACTGTATCTGTGGAAGCGAACCAATGCGCACGACCTGCTTGCGGTCACATATGGTATAGCCGAAATATGACGAAACCGTCACGCTGTGCCAAATGTAAGTCGCCATATTGGGATCGCCTATACGTTGTGGAACATAAAGAAACCACACGATCAGTGCCTATACTGGAGGATGCCCTGAAACGAAAAGCTGAAAGCATTCAGGTGGAACAATTTTCCGAGACCACGCAATAAGGATGATTACATGAGCGGTCTACTGTCTGGTCAGGTTTGGTCAATTGAGTTAACACATACTCAACAGACTTTGATGCTTTGCCTTGCCGACCATGCTCAAGACGATGGAACGAAGGTCTTCCCAAGCGTAGCTCGTATGATGTGGAAAACCGGTTACTCTCGCCGTAGAGTGCAGACTATTCTTCAGGAACTGGTAAAGATAGGCTTGTTGATACCCGTTAGTCCTGGCCGTGGTGGTGGTGGAGGTCGCAACGGTTATGCTACCGAATACCGTATTGATCTAAGCAAAGGTCTTCTTAAGCCACCCTTTAAAAGTTCCGCTCGTGCTGAACCAAGTGCCGAGGATAGCGTTGTTGAATCTGACATAGAGCTAGGGTGTAATTTTAGACACAATGACAAAAACCTAGGGTGTAATAAATTAGACCTAGGGTGTAAAAACGAACAACCTAGGGTGTTACCAGTAACACCCCAAACACCATTAGAAACATCAGAAGAAACATCAAATATATCTATACCGGTGGATGTTGATAATATTCAGACTGTCCACGATATCCTGGCGTATATTGAAGGCTTTGTTTATGTGGATAAGCAAGCGGATAATTTTGATCGCTGGCAACGTGAACATCAAATACCGTCGGAAACCGTAGAGTTGAAGGCTTGGGCTATGGTTGCTAGTTTCACTTACAAAAAAGGTGGTGGTTGGGATTATCACAGCGGTACAGGAAAACGACACTATCGAAACTTATATGCCGTGCTACGTACATGGTGCATGATGACCGGAGGTACTAATGACCAACCAAAAGGGAATGGAAAACCTCAGCACAATCCTATCGAGAACCGGTTTGAAACCGAGAGTCGAAGATTATCCGAACGACGACGAAACCGTAACGCAGTGTCCTGATTGTAGAGGCACTGGCTGGGTACGTCACAAAGTGCCTTTGGAACATCCCGACTTCGGCAATGTGTTTCGCTGTCACTGCGTTTCTGAAAGCCCCGAAGCAATTAAGCATACTGCGGAAATGATGATCCGTTACAACAATTTCCCCAAGGGTAAACCACGAACTTTTGATGACATCGGGGAAACTGACACTACCAAAGGCTTTGACCGAATACCTGGAACGGAAGATGCGCTAGCTTTGGCGCAGGCATGGGCCATGCGCACTGACACTGCCCCGTTTTTGATGCTCAACGGCACCAATGGGTCTGGCAAAAGCCATCTACTGCAAGCAGCCGGTAGACGTATGGTTGCGGATGGCTACATGGTTAAATATGAAAGTGCCGAAATGCTCCTGCGCAAACTACGGGCCACGATTGCGAACCCTGATGGCCCTAGCATGTACGATGTAGAGGCTGCTTACATTAACGCCGAAGTGCTGCTGCTGGACGAACTTGGATCGGTGAACGCTACCAGCTTTAGCGTCTCCACCCTTTCTACAATCATAAATGAACGTTATCAAGACGAGAAGCTGACAGCCCTTGCCACGCATCTATCCCGTGATAAAACCGCCCTCGTATTGGGCAGCACGATTGCAAGTAGGCTATGGGATACCGATACTGGCATAACTACTTTAGCGTACATTACAGCAGGGGATCATCGCACTGGTGTAGATCATTGGGATTATGCCAACCGTTAGGAGAACGAGGGTGCCAGCGAATTTGGCGATCAGCGAAAAAACCTTTGCTAACCACGTAGTGCAACTGGCCCGTGGCCTCGGTTGGCAGGAGTTTCGCACGTGGAACAGCAAGCACAGTCCGGCAGGATGGCCTGATCTTGTTTTGTTGCGACCACCACGGATGGTGATCGCCGAGCTAAAGACCGAGAAGGGAAAGCTAACACCTGCGCAAAAACAGGTGTTAGAAATGCTGCAACAAATCCCTGGACATCAGGTATATATATGGCGACCACGTGATTGGGATGACATCGTCCGGACCCTCGAGAGGACTGCATCAAATGGATAAAGGGGACGCTGATGGCAGATATTAGAGATCGAATAACCGACCTCCGCCGGGCCCGGGCCGGGGATTTGGTTCCCAACCCGAAGAACTGGAGGCGGCATTCTCCGGCCCAGCAGAAGCACCTCCAGGCGGTCCTTGCCGAGGTTGGGTGGGCGGATGCCCTCATAGGCAGCGAGACGGACCAGGGGATCGAACTCCTGGATGGCCCCCTCCGGGCCGGGCTCGATCCCGAGGCCATTGTCCCCGTCCTCGTGGTGGACCTGGACGAAGCTGAGGCGGACGTGGTCTTGGCGACCTTGGATCCCCTGGCAGCGATGGCCGAGGCAGACAAGGGAGACCTCACGGCGCTGTTGGAGAGCATCCAGCGCCCGGACCTGAGTGCCATGCTGGATGACATACGGAAGCAGCAACACCTACCCATAGAACATGGAGGAGCACCCGATCCAGGGCCTCAGTTGGATCAGGCCGCTGAGTTGCTAGCTAAGTGGGGGACCGAACGGGGCCAACTCTGGGAGGTTGGGGTACACCGTTTAATGTGCGGAGACTGTACAAGCCCGGAAGACAGGCGGAAGCTGTACGGAGGTGTGGCACCTAATTTTATTATGACTGACCCACCGTACTCCTCTGGGGGTTTTCAAGAAGCATCAAGGGCCAGTGGCAGTATTGGAACAGTTCAGCAAGGCCAACCTGTGCCCCAAATAGTTAATGACAGGTTGTCGACACATGGGTATTTAGCATTGATTAAACGAGCTATTGGGGAGATAGAGTGTGCGGGCGCCTACGTCTTTACTGATTGGAAAATGTGGGTCAACCTTTATGATGTCATGGAATCGTCAGGCTTTGGTGTAAGGCAGATGATTGTATGGGATAAGGGGTCTCCGGGTATGGGTGTTGGATGGCGCAGCCAACACGAAATCATCATGTTTGCTTGTCGAAACATTATCAAATTTGACAACCACAAGGCCCTGGGTAATGTTATTCGCTGTCAGCGAACAGGTAATCCGAACCATCCAACTGAGAAGCCGGTGGAACTCCTTGCGGCAATTCTAAATATAACCGATGCTGCCCAGACGCTGTACGACCCCTTCCTCGGCTCCGGGACCACCATGGTCGCCTGTGAACAAACCGAACGCATCTGCTACGGGATGGAGATCGAGCCGAAGTATGTGGCGGTGACCCTAGAGCGGATGGCCGGGATGGGCCTGGAGCCCCGGAGGGTGGAGTGATGCCTAGAGAAAGCAAAACCAGCCCTCGGCGCATAGCAGCGGTTGATCGACAACGAAGTGCAGTGGATTTGCGAAAGGCTGGAGCGACCTATCTTGAGATCGCCCAGGCGTTAGGATATAGCAACAAGCAAGGAGCCTATAACGCCGTCCAGACCGCTTTGTTTAAGACGCTGCAAGAACCATCTGAAGAAGCGCGTCAAATGGACTTAGCACGACTGGACTCTTTGCTAATGGCCCTTTGGAGCCGAGCCAGGGCTGGAGACCTCCCAACTATTGATCGTGTCCTAAAAATTTTAGAGCGACGCGCTCGTCTTTTGGGCTTGGATGTTGCTGTAGGTAATCGACTTGAGTTGGTCGGAGATCAAGGTGGGCCTATTCAAGTTGAGCATACAATGAGCTTAACTGAACAATTGGCTGCGTACGCTGCTGATATTCGTGCTGACCCCTGGCAGGATATGGATCAACTTATTGATGGACAGTCTCAAGTAGTAGAACAAGATGAATACGATGTGGATTAGACATCATGGTAACTGCATCAATTGATCCAATAAAACTACGCGAAGGTATTCTTGGGTTCACCGTTGTACGCAATCGTTATATTCCTCATGAACCGACACACAAAGAAGCCCGTTTTTTGATGCTGGTCGATGTACAAGAAGTCCTTTACGGTGGTGCTGCCGGTGGTGGCAAATCAGAAGCTTTGCTCATGGCAGCATTACAGTATGTAGATGAACCTGACTATCACGCCATTCTCTTCCGGCGTACTTTTGCCGACCTTGCTCTTCCTGGTGCAATTATGGAACGATCCAAGGAATGGCTTAATGGCAAGGATTGCACATGGCACGAGATGACGAAAGAGTGGAGATTCCCGAGCGGGGCAACGTTGACCTTTGCCTACATGGATAATGAAAACCACAAATATCGATATCAGTCCACTGAATTCCAGTTTATTGGATTCGACGAACTAACCCAGTTCACTCAATCGCAATACACTTATTTATTCTCTCGACTTCGTCGTCCTACCGGAAGCAACATCCCATTAAGGATGCGCTCTGCTTCCAACCCTGGTGGAAGAGGCCATGACTGGGTCAAGCAGCGGTTTGTGGTGGAAGGAAAATCCAAGGGCCGTATTTTCATTCCTGCACGGCTTGCTGATAACCCGTTCCTTGATCGTGCAGCATATGTGCAATCCTTGTCGCAACTAGATGCTGTCACAAAAGCGCAGTTACTACGAGGAGATTGGTCAGCCAGACAGCAAGGTGGAAAATTCAAGCGCGAATGGTTCAAAGCTCCTTTGGATCGTGTGCCTGTTAATCTCGTAGACAAAGTGCGTTATTGGGACATGGCTGCTACAGCCCCTGCGCCAGGTAAAGATCCTGATTGGACAGCCGGTGCGCTTGTCGGCATCGATGAAGATGGGATTTACTACATCATGCATATGGTGCGTATCCAAGGAACCCCTCTTGATATCGAGCATCTTATCAAACAGGTCGCTGCCCTTGATGGTGTTAATACTCCGATTTACATTGAACAAGAACCAGGTTCTTCCGGTGTCATTACTATAGACCACTACATCCGCAAAGTCCTCCAAGGATACATTTGTTACGGTGACCGACCGACCGGCAGTAAAGAGGAACGAGCCAATCCGGTTAGTTCTACTGCCCAGGCTGGTAACTTCCGGTTGATCGCAGGAACCTGGATTACAGATTACCTTGACGAAGCCGAGTCCTTCCCCAATGGCTCACATGACGACCAGATCGACGCGGTTTCCGGAGCGTTTGCTAAGCTCCAGGTTCCAGAAGCTGGCATAGAACTAATTAGCTAGTTCCTTCTTTTGCTCGGTTTTGATTGCCCCTTTCCTCTTTAACCAATTTAACGATTGTTGTGAAATTGATGCGTTAAATGGTTGCATTGTATACACTATTGGTGTATACTCTAATTATGGTAATTAACATTAACAAGGGGGACAACATGATTATAGCCACCAGGAACCGGAACCGGTTTGAGAATCCAAATGGCCTCTATGTAGTAGCATTCGTAACTGGGCATGGAATTGATATCCACAAGGTGGGTTGCGGTGACATTAAAACTAGGCGACTATTCGAAACATTTGGAGAGGGATACATTTTCCCCGATCTCGCCACTGCCATCGAGAATTATCTAGACACTGGCGATGAAGAGGATCCAGGTTGGGTCATGGACGAGATAGACCCCAAGGCTTGCACAAATTGCAGTAGGTAACTCCATCCCTGCCCCTGACTCCGGTCAGGGGCAAGGATGGGGAGCCTAAAAAAGCAAGAAGAAAGGAAGGAAGGAAGACGAAATGAGCATATATGATACCGATAACCATAGCAACGAGTGCGAAAACGCAGAATACTTCTATTGCAAGAAATGCAACGAGCTAGTCCACGATTCTGAAAACAACCAATGCCCAG